GTACAACGGCGCCGCATATCGGTCAACTGATGGGATTAGTCGATAGATTGCGGGGAGCTTTTGTCGGATTGTCGAAGGCCGCACCGAAGGCCGAAGCCCCTCAAGGGAGGGCGAGACCAGAGACACCGATGGCCGTCGCCGCTATCGAGAAGGATGGATTCCTCGTGCCTCTGAGGAATCCGAAGGAACTCGTCTCACTGGTCATGAATGAGTGGATGGTCGGCACGGCCACTGACAAGATCGTTCTCGAAGATACTAGGGAAGGATATGACTTCGTCCTCAAGGAACCCGAGATGGAAGTCAACAGACAGGTTCTGGAAAGGGAACTCGATGGAATCAAGGCCCTCTTCGAGAAGCCGAATGAAGGGAAGGATGGCACAGTCGCATACTCGATCAAGGCGATTCTCGAAGGGATTGCGTGGTACAAGACAGCCACCGCCGATTGGTTCCTTGAGATGATTCCCGACCCGTTGGGAAGACCGACGGCATTGTGGCCTCTCCCGTCTGAATACATGAGGGAGAAGGCCGATAGTACACCAGCGCAGTTTTTCTGTAAGGAGTGCATCAAGCCGGGAGGCCCCGACATTCACTACCCCGACTCGATCAAGTCATGCCCCAAGTGTGGGCAACCTCTAGTCGAGACTCGATGGATTCAAGTCGACGACCGAGAACAGATAGTCGCTCGGTGGACTGATGGAGAGATTCTCTCGAATCTGTCCCGGGCGTATGGTCGAAGGAAGAGAGGAGTCTCGAAGGTTCAACGAGTCTGGTATGTCTGCCAGGTCATCAAGTGGATGGAGAGATACCAGTACTCGGCCTATGCAAACAACACGAGCGCAGACAAGATCATTGCTCTTCCGAAGATGTCCCAGGTCATAGTCAACGATATGCTGAGATCGGTTTCGGAGGAGAAGAAGAAGAACCCCGAGATTCGCAGGAACCTCATGATTGGGACGGAGGAAGCCCCCGTCGTGATCGACCTTCTCGACTCACTTGTCGATCTCGATGCAAGGAGTCTAGCCGAGTTCTACCGAGAGGCAATCGCCATCAATATGGGAGTCTCTCTGAACATGCTCGGAGTCCAGACACCGGGGAAGCTAGGTCAGGAGACCGAGACTATCGAGGTCTCGATGGATACAGTGGCCGACGACCAGGCCTCGATGAACGAGTTCTTCAACCTTAAGGTTCTGCCCCTCTTCAAGGAAATCAAATCGTGGAAGTTCCAGATGAAGTCGCCGAAGAAGGACGACCTCATGAGGAAGTCACAGATCGAGCAGGTCAAGGCCCAAACATTCGTGACTCTGAGGTCTCAGGGAGTCGATGCCATCATCGATGAGAACTGGGAACTCAGGATTAGGAATCCCGAACCCATTCAACAGAATCCTCAGATACAAGGTCAGGAACTCCCCCGTGATGAAAAGCCGATGAATGAAGAGAAACCGAAGGAGGGCCAGAAACAGGCCTCCAAGTCTCTCTTACCGAGGAATGCGCCGCCAGGAGAAGGTGTGCCGCAGGGCATCTCAATCGCCGAGAAGAAGTTCCTCGACAACCTTCTCTCGATCAGAGAGGGAGCAATCGGGAAGATAGGTCTCGCCAAGAATGCCAGTGATTACAGAAGAACAGTGGAACTCGCTCTTCTCGATCTTGAAACCGAGATCATCAAGGAAGCGAGACAATTCGAGATCGACTACTATTCGGAGGTTCTCGACAAGGGAGCGAACAAGGAAGGCTGGGACCCCGCCTTCATGCAAACCGATCTAGATGCCTTGGAGTTCATGAGGGTTGACCCGATGGGGATAGAATCTGCTCTGAAGAGATTCGTTGGAGACCAGAGGAAGAATCTCTTCGAAGTAATCGAGACCCAGTACAAGACGCCGGGTGGCTTCACAATAGCCGAACTGAAGAACGAATTGGCGAAGGTCATCTCGGGAACGAAGTTCGAACTTGAGAGAATCGTCAGGACGGAGATGTCAAGGATAACCAACCTCGCCAGGAGATCGAGATGGGAGAAGATCGCCGCGCCTGACGACGTCTTCGAGTTCGTCCCGGCCCACGACCCGAGGACTTGCGAAATATGCAATGCCGTCGCCTTCGGGGGAACCGTCGAGGTCGATGGAGTCATTCGGAATTTCACTGGGAATCCGTACACATTCGAGGGGATGAGACAGGCAGATGGGGGCAAGGGTTATATGCACCCGATGTGCAGATGCACTTGGGTTCGCAGACCCGCTTCTTCAATGGGAGCGATGGGATGATTAAGGTCAACATCGAGACGAATGCCGACGAGGTAGTTGTCAAGTTGCAGCAGACACCGGGAATCGTCACTGAGGCAACTCAACTGGGACTCTATGACGTTGCGGATTCGATCTTCGCCAAGTCGCAGTGGAAGGTCAACGTGAAGACCGGCCATCTGAAAGGAACCGGGAATGTGAGATATGGAGACATGTTCGCAATCGTTGGGTACAACGCGCCTTATGCCGGATATGTAGAGAGAGGGACAAGGCCGCACATCATCGCCCCGAAGACCAAACCGTTCCTCGCGTGGTCAACAGAGGCAATGGTCTTCGGATACAAGTCCGGGCCAGGAGGGGTCAAGATCAAGCCGACTGGCTGGGTCTTCACCACAAAGCCCGTCCATCATCCGGGCACAAAGGCCTATCGGTATCTCGGGGAGTCAGTAGATGAAACGATTCCCGAGATCGACGGAATCATGAACGCCCGAATCCAAGAGGCCCTAGATCGGAGGGAAACCTGATGCCGGAAGACATTCCGTGGCAAGGAGAGAAACCCTGGCCGAATGGCCGAATCATCGAGTCGTTCATCTCAAGTCCTATGGTTGATCTTCAGAATGAACTTCTGACTGAAGAGACCTTCAAACAGATCATGCCTTGGTTCAACGAGAATGGGGTCTATACATGGTATCATTCCGACCTCGTGATCGGAAAGCCGATAGGGTTCCGTTTCAGAGGAGGGAATGCCGAGGCGAAGTTTGGCATCTTCGATTCTCAGACTTCAGGTATTCCGTACCATGATGAAGTCTGGAAGATTCTCCAAAGGTATGGTACAAAGGGTTCGAGTTCGATCAGAGGAGTCCCGACCGGGAAGTCCACTGTCTGCATCGACAATCGATGCTTCAAGAAGATCACGGACATCGGATTGTGGGCAGTGGGATGGGTCGGGCAAGACCCTGCGAATGTGGGAGCGACTGTCAACAGGGTATCGTTCGCGAAGAGTCTGGGCCCGGAAGTCTGGTCTCAAAAGTACTGGATTGAAAAGGCCCTTGGTAGCGGGGACGCCGAGATAAGGAACTTGACGAAGGTGATCGTAAAGTTTGGATTAGCAAAGGAGTATTCGGAGGAAAGGAAGATGGAAGAGAAGATCAGACTGAGGATAACTGACAAGGCAATCGTGGCGATGGCGAAGGGCATGCCCATTACAGAACTGATAGTCAAGTGCCCGAAATGCCGCGAATTTCTAGCCAAACTTGAGGCCGCAGGAATAGATACAAATGTGGCCGTGACTGATATCAATGCACAACTACAAGCGGCACTGAGCAAGCCATTCGGTGGCTACAAGGATTTTGCTGCGTGTGTGGCGGCGAACAGCGATAAGGAAGACCCGGAGGCCTATTGTGCCACGATCATGCGCGCGATAGAAGGGAAAGCGGCAGGTCAGAGATATGGGGGATTTGAAGCACCCGAACCAGCATCGGATTACACAGATCACCAGAAAACTGTTCTCGCGCATGTGTATGCTGGTTGTCGTGAAAATCAGGAAAGTGAAGGTGTAACAGATAAGGAGAAATGCGCCAAGATCGCCCATGCGGCAGCGCAGAATGCCAAGTCCATGACAGTTCTATTTCCTTGGTGGGATGGCGATACAATCAAGAAGGACGGACGTCCTCCTGAGGATTGGTGGGATGCCTGTATAGGCCGCGCACAATCGTTTGCAGATGTTCCAGAGGAATTCTGCGGATGGCTGTGGGCAAGTGGTCCACCGGCCCAGCAGGAATCGATGGGCAAGGGTCAAGGTCAAGCGACCCCTCCTGGAGGGGGCGTTGACAAGGAAGGGGTTACAATGGCCGACAAGCCAAAGGACACCACAGAGAAACAAGCACCCCCTCCGGCTGAGGGAGTGAAGAAGGAGGAGCCGAAGACTGAGGACTACATGGCCCTCATTAAGGCTCAGGAAGTGGAGATTGCATCTCTGAAGGCAGAGATGGAGACTCTGAAGACTTCCAAGGGGGACTTCGCCAAAGTCGGCGAAGAGATGAAGAAGGCCCTCGAAGACTGGGGCAAGAAATTCTCCGAACTCTCCGAGAGGGTACTCGGGATAGAGGGGAAGATCGGACAACCCGCAGGGTCAGGGAAGAGCAGGGGGCAGTCGCCAGAAGACATCAAGAATGCCGCGATTGATTGGTCGAAGATCAACTCGGCGAATGATGTCCTGGGCTTGATCGCCCCGAAGAAGTAGGAGGGACCAGAGATGAGCGTCTACGACAAGATGACGTTCTTCGATGACTCAGGGATGGGCGTCGAAGACTTCTACAAGGAGAGGGTCCGGCAAGCCTTGGAGATCAAATCCCCGACCCTCGACGGTAGAAATGCGGAGCTTCAGTTGGTCGACGAGTTGGCAAAGGCCGCTCTGACGACCGCTGACACAGGGGCCATCAATGCAGTCTATGACATGGCTGTGTTCATGGCGTATGCCACGAGGACAGACCCTCTCGGAGCTTTGCCCAAGAAGGCATGGCCGAGGCAGGGATTCAGAATCGTGAAGACAGCATCGGTAGCAAGTGGAATCGGTATTGCCGAGGGCGCGGCTCTCGGGGGAGGCGTCGAAGCGATCTACTTGGAGATCGCACCGAGCCCAAAGGAGATTGAGGTAGTCGCAGACTACACTCAGAGACTGAAGATTCTGGCAAAACTGGCCGACGGAGTCGCCGTCGATCAGAACAGGAGAGTCGTGGAGAAGGACTTCTGGCGTGCCCTCACGGCAGACCTGCTCAAAAACTACAACGACCTCCCGGTACTGAACTTCGAGTCTCTGGGAAGAGTCCCGGCGACCACGACTGAGACCACACAACAGACATACACCACTGGCGATGAGGACATGTACGGGATCGATGTCTCGACCGAGACGTCGTTCATGGGGTCATACCTCGGAGCGACGAGCGGAACAGACAGAGACCTGACGCTACAGCTCATCAACGACATCAGGGAGACTGTCGAACCATACTGGGAGTCCATGGACAACAAGTGGTATCTCACAGGGTTCGACACATGGAGTCGCTGGTCAGAGATCGAGGACGCGAAGATGAGGTACTCGATGGAGGCCTACCAGATGACCGTCGGCGATGGAGTCGTCGTCGGCCCGGGGATTCAGATGGGGGGCAAGATCGCCACCTTCGATGGATTCCCGATTATCAGGCATGATCTGGTGGACAAGACCGGAGATACCATCACCCCGATCACGATGTACGACAACGACCATCTCGGGATATTCTGGGGACTGCCGGTGAGCTACAACGAGTCCGCAGACATGTTCCAGGTCGGGCACAACATCCGGGGAGTCTGGTACGGCATCGGTGAACTCGTCGTGACCAACAGGAAGGTCCACGCAAGGCTGAGAGACCTCAAGTAGGGGTTTAACCCCCTACTCTAAACCATTTCATTCGAGGAGGAATCAAGGATGAAGGTAGTCTACAAGGGAGGGATGCAGAGAGTCCTCCATCGAGGAGTCAAGATGGACAGGGCCGCGACGCCTTACGAGTTCATTCAGAATCTCCCCGTGGAGGTTGCGAACGAGGATGATCTCGCCATGTTCAAGGGCATGGCAGAGAGCAATCCGGAAACGTGGGAGGTCATCGATCTCCCTAAGAAGGTGGCGAAGATCGCCAGGAAGATCATCGGAGGCGATGAGTGATGACAAACACAATAACAGGAGTCGGTCTTCCCCATGTGAGTGGAGACCTGAAGTACAAGTTCGTCCTGATCGACATCACGTCGTACACGGCGAGTGGAGAACCAATCTCAGCCGCAGACGTAGGGTTCGGCAAGATCGAGGAACTCTTCCCCGTTTCATATGAGAAGGGTCTTACCTTCTCTTGGGACGGAGCCAAGATTCACTCGTGGGGTTCGGCAACAATCGGGGTCGAGTCAGTAGCGACGACGGATTGCGGAGTCGTCCTGTGCTTGGTATTCGGATACTAGACTTTGTCATGAAGAGGAGATGATCGTTCATGGCAAGAGTCGCGGTCTTCCGAATACGCTCGGACAAGGATGCCCACTTCACAGGAGCCATAGCCCAGAATGCATTCGAACAGGAGGACATATTAACTGAGACGGCAGTGAACAGATTCGCCATCCTGGCAGTAGAAATCCTGGCCGACCAAGCCTTAGATTGGGAACTGTGGTTCTGGAACAAGGCCACGGCTGAGGATACCGACATGGACTTGGATGCGTACATAGGTCGAGTTGCCATTGCCGTCGCAGATCAGAAATACTACGGCACAAGTGGCACCTACTATGCGAACAAGGAACTGGCCGCCCCGGTCATCTATATGGATGACGATGCGCCTGGAACAGCACCTAAGCTACATGTCTCCTTACTCAACAGAAACGCGACGAGCAAGAATGCGGGTGCCACCGGGGAAGTAGTGGTCATTGTAACCTGCGAACCAATAGGATGAGGAGTCGAGATCGTGCGGGAAGCATTTCGCATCAGGTCCGACAAGGACACTCACTTCACCACAGCGATAGCGGCGAACGGCGGCATCGAGGAAGAGGACATAATCTTCGCGAACCGAGCCAAGAAGTGCGCCGTGGTGCACGCGGCGATTCAAGCTGATGAGGCGCTGAACTGGGAACTGTGGTTGGCATCGAGGGCGATGAAAAGCCATCCGGACATGGATGGAGACAGCATCATCGGAAGGGTCTCACTGGACTTGGCGACGAATGGCAAGCGATACGCGACAGGCGCACAGTATTACTACGACGCGCCTTTGGCCGCGCCCTTTCCAGTTATCGATGATTCTGCGGCGATATTGAACATGGATATGGACTCGCTTCGCGCAGGAAAGTTGCAGAACTTCGGTGACGAAAGCGGTGTGACTGATGGCACGATTCAAGGCGCAACGGATGCACAAGGCCGTTTTGGAAGAGCGAGATTTTTCGACGGGAACGACTATGTGGCCATAGGCTCCTTCCCTCTCAGCGGGACGGCGCTCACATTCGCCGCTTGGGTGCGGTGCATCTTCCAGGCGGGAATGTACCAGACATTCATAGGCGACAGCGCCCAGTCCTTCACCGTTGGCTACATCTGGTCCAGGCGCGACGCAAACACGGACACGCTCGTCTGGGAGTACGCAGATGGCGCGGCCAACCATGACGCCCTTGCGCCCAACTTCTTCACGGGCTACGACGACACCTGGGTGCATGTCGCGGTGGTGTGCGACTACGCTGCCAAGACATGCCTGTTCTACCGCAATGGTGCCCTCCACACCACGGTGGCCATGTCGGGCACCCCGATGTTCCCCAGCACCGGCAGAGTACGCTACCTTGGAGTGTGGACCACGGCGCCGGCCTATCCCCTCACGAACGGCTATATCGACGAGGTGCAGCTGTTCCAAATGGCTCTTAGTGAACAGGATATACGCAGGGTGATGAACAACCAGCGGTTAGCCGCGATACACATGGCCTTGGTGAACCGGTCGGCCACGCCGAAGACAATCGGCGCGAATGGCGAAGTGGTAGTGATGCTAACAATGGAGCCTTATGGTTAGGAGGAGAAGATCATGTCATGGAGAAACTGGTGGCAGAAACCGAAGAGAGTGTCATCTCATGTCTGCGGAGTCTGCGGTCAGAGATGGGCAACGGAAAAGGAATATGTCGAACATCTCTGCCCGAGCAGGAGAGGGATGAGGCCGACAGAC